CGAAGGTCAGCCCCTCGTCGAGCGCTTTCTGCACCTCGCCCCGGATCGCCTCCAGCACGTCGATTTCCATCGCCTTGGCCACAGTGAAGGCGATGGCATGTTCCTCGGGCTCGACATCTGCCCAGGAGAAGGCCGGGCGCATCCCCTTGTTGCGAAGAAAGCGCGAAGCCTCGGGTGGAGGGCCGGGGTCGAAGGAATAGCCGGGGCGGTCTGGGAAGTCGGTCATGTTTTCACCGCGGGCGCTGACCGACGTAAAGCACGAGCAATGCCACGAACATGAGGGCGATCAGCGATTCAGCCATCCTTCTGATCCCCCGTTGTCCGGGCCTTGAACATCCCCTTCACCAGCGTGTCCACGACCAGCGCGGTGGGCATATGGCGCAGGGTCTCAGGCAAGCGCGCCAGCAGATCATCGTAGCTTTCGGCGGCCTCGATGACGCTTTCCACCGCGCCCAGGACACCGTCTGCGACCTCCTGCCAGTCGGCCATCATCTCGTCCTCGATCTCGTCGATCGCATCCCTGGTCGGGATCTCCCGGTTCATCGCGATTTTTTGCCGGTTTGTCGCGGGTCCGGGTTCGCGCAGCCCGCCTGCCACTTCGTCTTCGGGCGCCGGGTCCGAGAATTTGAGCTTGCTGCGCAGTTCCGACGCCTTGAACTTGACGCCCTGTTCCATCAGCGAAACGGCGCTTTCGATCAGGGACTTCACATCCTCTGGCTCGCTGATCTCGATCACCAGCTTGGGGTAGCGCGCCTGCACACCGAAATTCAGATCGACATAGGGTCGGACCAGATCCCGGGTGATGCATTTCGATACAGACCGCGCGTCAGACGCCGCGATGTCATGGCGGACTTCGTTGTGGACATTCGCCTGCGCTTCAGACGAGCCGTTGTCCGAGGTCATTGTCTGACCCAGCACGCCTTTCGATATCTGTTCGTCCAGATAGCGCGCGAGGTTTTCAAAGACTTTGTCACCCGTCGAGCTGGCAGCATTCACGAATTCGATGCGCATGCTTTCAGGCAGTACCGCCGCGGCATCGGTCCCGATGTTTGCCACTGCCCGAAACAGAGTTTCCACATCCTGCGGCGTCGCCTGTTCACCATATCGCCCCAGCCGCAGTGGCAGGCCATACGTTTCCACGAAGGCCATCCAGTCCTTGACCGTATAGGCCTTGCACATCCAGCTGAAGGCGACGAGCCGGGCCAGACCGGATCGGAACGGCAGGCCGGATTTCAGCTTGGCGCGGTGGTGCACGAATTTGAACGGCTCCAGCGGGATACCATCGGCCGGGTCTGCCTCATCGCGCAGCCGGATCTCGCGTCCGGTATTGCGATCGAACATGAAGAACCGAGGATCACGCCAGATGAAGGCGGCGGGCTGCCAGCGCGTTGCGGATCGGTGCCAATCGATTTCCACGACGGAAAACCCCTTTCCGAGCGCGTCCAACAGATCTTCGACCAGAGCTTCGAATTCATCGTGCTCGGCAATGTCCGCCAGCACAGCCTCTGCAATCTTGCGATCAGACGCGCTGTCAGAGGCCGCCTTGACCGTGGGGCTCACCCCCGAGATCACCCGCTTTCGGATCCCCAGCACTGACTGGTAATGCGGATCCCGCTCTTCCATCTCTTCGGCGAGGATCATGAACTGCTCCAGATCCCCCTCGTCGCAGGCCCGCAGGATCCCCGCCAGGCGCTCGGGCGTCAGGCCAGAGGCGACCGTCCCGGCCCATGCCTGGCGAATGCCGGTCATGCCTGGTTCGGCGACCAGCCCGGTCAGCTTCTGCGTCCGCACCGGACGCCCGTATTGATCCAGCAGTGCCATCAGAAAATTCCCTTTCTCGCCGCGAAGCCGCCTGTAACCCGCAGATCCCGGTCAAAATCATCGCCGCCATGTCGCGGCACGCCGCGATAGGCGTAGGGCTGATAGCTGGTTGATCCTGCCGATACCGCCAGCGCCCCGGCCCAGAACCGGTCGGCGTGCCCGTCGGTCTCGCCATCCGCGATCAGACGGCGGGTGCCCGTCACCCCAACCTGGCTTTTGATTGCGTGCAGATCCGCGCGCAGCTTGACGTCGCCCGCGGGGATCCGCGCCTTGCGGTCCTGCATCGCTTCCTTCAGATCGGTGGCGAGCTCCAGTTTGCTGGCGCCAGAGAACAGCACCCCTTCGACGCGGGTTTCGCCATAGCGCCGCTTGGCGTCTTCGACAGGCTTCTCGCCCATGCCGGTCTGGTCGATGCGACAACGCACCACGCGATAGCGCTGAAACACTTCGGCCAGCAGCTGGTCCTGCTCGAAGAAAGATGCGCGGCGGCGCGTGATGATCTCGCGCGTCCAGAGCACATCGCCCACGGCTTCCATGACCCAGATCACGAAGAGGTCGTTGCGCGCCGCGATATCGACGCCGACAAAGCACGGCCCGCCCTGGTAAAGCCCCGGCATCCCGGCGGCGGGATGTTCGCAAGAAGCGATCAGGTCGTAATCAATCCAGGCACTCGCCTCGTCGAGCCACTTGAGCTCGTATTCCTGCGCCCAGGCATCCTCGTCGGCCATACCGCGACGCAGCTCGTCGATGTCGCGATCCAGTCCCTGCCGAACGGCTTCGTAGATATCGACCACATGGCGCGACCAGACAGTGTCTTCTGCCGTCATCAGCTCGAAGAACTTGTTCCCCTTGCCGTTCGGCGTGGAAATCACGCGCAGCTTCAGTCCGGTCTTCGAAATGACAGGGAACAATGCCGCCCAGATCTCGCGCGATTTCGCGTGGAAGGCGAACTCGTCCAGGATCACATTCGCCGAAAACCCGCGTGCAGTGTCAGGGTTGGCAGGCAACGCCGTGATGCGCGAGCCATTCGGGTAGATCACCTCAAGCGCCTTGTAGACAGCATCCGGCCCCTTGGCCTGGGGCGCGCGGAATTCGCTCTCTTCGAAGCGCGGCTCCCCCCCTTTGACGAGGGTGTTATAGACCTCGTAAAACGCCTTGGTGAATGGCTTGATCACCTCGGTCATTGCCTCGGCCGCCTGACGCTCGCCACGCGACAAGATCACCCAGCGCGCGCGACGATCCTCTGCCCAGGCGGTGAAGCAATCATCGACGCATTCGCCACAGGTCGAAAAGGTTTTGCCGGTCTGGCGGCTGAACATGCCGATCTTGAAGCGGGCGTCATCGGCGATCCATGCCCTCTGGTAGGGCAGGAACTTCACGACCTGGGCGGCGGGGGGCGGCGCGCTCATGCGGTTGCGCCGTGATATGCTGCGCGATAGCCTGCGCAGGCCCGTTCGGCGAGGGAGCCCGCTCGCCGGTCAAATCGGTTCAAGGTCCATACTCCACCGATTTCGGGCACCCCGCGCATCAGGCAATCTCCCGGAAGCTCAGCAGATAAGGCTTGCCGCGCCAGAACGCGATGCGACCCTCGCGGCCCAGATGGCGCACGATGCGATGCCGCCCCAATGCCCATGCCATTGCCAGCTGCCACCACCGCGCCTGGGCATAATGTGCCTGTGCCGCGAGGATCAGCATTCCCAAATCGATATCCCGCTTGTGGGCGCCAAGCATCATGCAAACCCCATGATTTTTCGGGCCTTCTCGGCAGCGGTGGCGTCGATATCCCCGGCCACGACCGCAGCGTCCAGCTTTGCCGCCTGCGCCCGCCGGTCATCGGCAATGAGCTTTTCGCGCAGATCCGTCGAGCGGATCAGGTTGTTCAACGCCGTCGTCAGGTCTTTCATCCCGCGCGGATCGGGCAGGTTGTCGGGATCCGCCAGTACCATCTGCAGTCGCCACTGGATCGTGGTCAGCTGCTGGAACAGGGCCGAGGTCACATCGACCTCGTTCTTGACACCTGCCTCTTGCAGGAAGGCGCGGATCTCCTCTTGCGCGCGCCGCTGCGTCTCGGCGTATTGGCGAAAGTCCTGGCCAAACGCGTGCAAAGCGCTCTTGCCGATGCGCAGCTCCATGCCCTCGGCTTCGAGCCGAAAGTTCAGGTCTTCCGATAGGCCCTCATAATCGGCAAAGCCGCGCTCGATCAGCGCGTCACGCAGCCATTGCTTCAGCTCGGCAGGAAGAAGGTCGATTTTACGCGGTGGCGGCATGTCAGCCTCGCGGGCTGGGGCGCTGGACGTCGGGGTGCGATGCCCGGCCAAGCGCGATATCGACGCCACGGGCCGTGGCCGTCGCCACGAGGAATTCAGCGGTCCCGGAAAGGGTCAAAAGGCCGTTTTCGAACATCCAGTGCAGTTCGGTTGCGGTTTGCGCGCGCGAGGTGTCGATGCCGATCTCATTCGAGTTCAACACATCGGTCAGGATGGAAATGTTCGATGTGTAGGTCGGGCTCGCTTCGAGAAACCGCAGGATTGCCAGGCGTCGGTGCCGCGAGAGCGTCTTGATGTAATCGGTCATCGTTTTCCCCCATCGAGCAGGTGTTGTTCGTGGCGCCCGACGATCTGTTCCAGGCGCTCCATGATGCTGGACGTGCCGCGCATCGCGGCATTCATGGCCTTCATCTCGCCCTTGATCTGTTCCAGCGTCAGCTCAAGGACATGCAGATCCTTCACGCGGGGCACTTCGACCTGCGAGTTTTCCAGGCCCGTGATCCGCAGGTTGTGCGTGTCGAGCGTCTTGGCCTGTTCCTGCAGCAACTTGGCATTGGCGCGGCTGCCCGAAGCCATCAGGTTCCAGACCGTCAATCCGAACGTGAGCAACTGGGACAGGGCGACAACCCAGACCACGACCGGCGAGATGTTCAAGACTTCTGCCTCCATCACCGCGCCTCGCGCCACTTCGCCATGGCGTCCTTGATCGTATGGCCGCCCATGTAGAGGCCCATGTAGAGGCCGCTGACCTGCACCAGCTGATCGAGGGGCATCTGCGGCAGCGCGATCCGCCAGATCGCATTGCAGACGTGCAGTCCGATCACGTTCCAGATCCACAGCAGGCCCAGCATGTACATCCCGCCCGGCCGCCAGGCACGCATCCACAGCGGCTCGCTCGCCTCAGCCGCCAGCTGCGCGCGCTGCAGCTCCAGACCGGCGGCGTAGAGCGCGATCAGCTCCGGGCTTCGCTCTTCGACGTTGCGCAACGCTTGGGTGACGACGCTGGGCTGCTCCATGGCGGCCTGATCGAGCTGATCGACCGGAACGCCGACCTGCGCGGCGATCTCGCCAAGAACGTCCCCGGCAAGCTGGCCAGCGCCGTCACCGAATTTCCGGGCGATGATCTTCTCGATGATGCTGAAGCCAGCGGAGCCAGCCAGGGAAATCAGGGCGCTCATGCACGCTCTCCTTTGATTTTGTCGTAGAGTGTGGCGACGTCGTCGCGGGTCAGATCATCCCGGCCGGCGATGACCCGGAATGCCGCCATCAGCTCGTCGTCAGAGAGTGCCGCCGAAACGCGAGCGTCCTGCGCGGCGTAATAGGCCCGCAGCTCACCAGCAGTAATCCGGCCACATTTGACCTTGATTGTGGTCATCAGAAACTCCGCAGGAAGGCCGCGGCACGGGGCGCGCGGGTGGTGATCTTGGCCGCGATGGCGTCACGGTATTGCCAGGCCAGCCAGGCGCACCACAGTACGGCCGCACCGGCCAGCAGCGGCAGCGCCCAGGATGCACCCGCGATCTGATCGGTGAGGTCGGTTGCCGAACCGCCCGCGGCGGCGGCAGGGGCCGCCGTAGCCGCAGCGGCGGCGGGCTTGGCCTTGGCCGCAGCATCGAGGCGGCGCTGCAGCGTGCTGAGCGTCGCGCGCCCGATCACGCCATCCTGCGTCAGCCCGTGGTCGGCCTGAAAGCGCCGGATCGCCGCGGCGGGGATTGCAGTGATGTCTGCACCGACATCATAGCCCAGCCCAGACAGCGCAAGGATCGCTTCGATCTTTTCATCGGGCGTCATTTTCAGGGCCCACCGCGCCAGCGAGACGGAGGCGGATTTCGGCTCCGACAGACCGACCGGATAGACGGCATCGAACAGGATCTTCAGCTCGCGGTCACGCCGCTTCACCAACCCCGGCAACACTCTGCCGCCGCCCTTGTTCCATTGACGAAACTTCGCCTCGATCTGCGGCCGCGCCGCCTTCTTCACCCAGAGCGGCACCCAGCTGGCCTTGCGGATCGCTCCAGTGTTCCAGTGGAAGGAAATCGCGGCGTCGAATTCATGCTGCTTGGCACCGGGAAGCGCGGCAGTGACGGCTGGCTCATAGTTGCGCGCGAGAGCCAGACGCGTCAGCCGGGCCGACTCCGACTTGGTGATGACCATCCCGGCCACCGGCTTGACAACCCCCGACGCCGCCGTCAGCCCCATGCCGATGGTCCATTTGCCCGCCGGGCACCGATAGGCCCGCAGCACGTCGCCCTCTTCCAGGGCGAGCGTTTCGATACATTTTTCGCTGGATTGCATACGATGATCTCCGGGGGGCAATACTCCTCGGACAATCGCAAATACGGGTCGATGCCTCGCCCTTGAACGCATTCGGGGTCGCGATGACCGCGACCCCGAACTGTTCTGATGCACCTTCGCAGACGGACCTAGCCCGTGTCAAATGGCAGCTGCATTTGCCGTTCGTTTGCGCCTGCCTCGATCTCGGCGCGGTACTTCGACACCGTGCGGGTGTGCAGGTCGAATTCCATCG